AATATCAGCCGACAAAACAAGACCCTAAATCTTAGTGATTTAAACAAAATGGGATTGGCATGCCGAAAGGGAAAGGGGGATGGACAGATGTGGTATATGAATCCATATCTTTTCCTTGTGGTGGCTATGGAAATGAGTCCTGAGGTTTGCGCCGATGTCGTGATGTGGTTTGTTGATAATATCGTAGGGGTAAGAAATGCAGCTGGTGACGCTTATATAGAGATGTGCAGCAGTGTATCTTCGCTTATAAGCGATAAGAGCAATTTAAAGGAATCGCTATCAAGAATTGCTAAGGGTATAAATTTTGTTGTTTTTGGCGTACATGAGGAAGGAATAAGAAATAGGGCTTCCTTCGAGGAGCTGGATATGATAGTATCAATAGAAAGAAATATATCTTACGCTATTAAGGCTGGATATATAAAAGATTATAATGGCGTTATAAACGATTTGGGAAGGCAGTGGAAAGATAGATGGGGTAATCCTGTTCTTAAATTGAAGTCCTGATCTTATCTTGTTGTTATGGTTTATGGGTATAGGGGATGCGAATGACGTATCCCTTATATTGTTTAATAACGTATGTTGTCTTGTTTCCAAACCAAATAAGTATCTTTGCTAAAAACATTAATATTATTAATATGTGTAATACAGGTGGTTGTTGTCATGATCATTCACGGGAACGTCCCGAAGAGTGTTGTCATGGCGTTAAGATAGATAGGTTTCTTAACAAATGCCCCGAGGATCCTTGTGATCCTTGCGATCGGGATTGTCAGGACGAGCCTTGTGTTGGCTATGGATGTCCTATAGTTTTATATGATAAATGCGTCTTATACTCAGGTGATGAGTTGGTGGTGGACGGTATAGAGAAAGGTACTGATATATCTGTCGTTATAGACTCATTGAGGCGTATTATAGCGTCTAGGGATAAGCAGATAGATTTATACCATCGTGAGGTTCTGGATTTGAAGAGGATTATAAACGAGCTTGTCAACGCCGGTGGTAGCGGCGAGGATAGCGGAACCGAAGAGGAGGTTTGGTGATGAACGGTTGCAACAAAAAACAATACAGACCTACTGTAGACGACACGAAAGTACCGTGCTCTACGTACATGAGTACCGATTGTATTTACCCCGGTGATAAGGTTCGTGTGGAGTCGCTGGGATTGTCCCCTAATTGCGATATGTCTGATGTCCTTAACGCTATGATAAAGGCTATACGGGATAGAGATGCGGAGATATCCGAGTTAAGAAGAATGATCAATAAATTAATTTGATAATATGAGAAATTGTAATCCATGTAAGCCGGAATATAGACCGGGGAACGAATGTAGTATCTACAGTTCCCAGATCATATATGATGGTCAGTCGTTTCCTGAGGCAGATATCAGGAACGGAGATGGCATGAATAACGTAATCGAGTCTCTGGTAAGGAAGCTGGTTGCCGTATCTGGCGCCACGGCGTCCATCCAGCGTGACTCGTTCAAGGGCGTTCAGGCTGTCAGGTTAAGATACGAGCCGTTGAACGTGCTCAGCGTTACCTATTGTGGTACTATCGTCCCTAATGACGGATATGTCGTTTCTGGTAGATCCGTTAAGTTCAAGAAAAGGTATTGCATGGGCGATGAGTTCGCTGATGTTAATATCGTATATACTACATTGAATAGTAATATTTTAAATACTTCATGCTATGGCTAAGAGAGTGTATGATACGGTCTTGGCTTCCGAGTGTGACGGTTGGGTATGTGGTGAGACACTTAAGAAAGGGTCTGTCCCAGCAGATAGGTTGGAGCTTGATTCTTTTTCAGAGGCCGTCAGGGAGCTTATAGAGCGTTTTTTCGAGGAGGGATGGTTGCCGGATATGATCTGTGATCTTGGTTGTGGTGGCGCCAGCGTGTTTGAGATTAAGCCTACTAACTTCGAGTATCCTCCTGAGGGCGGTGAGCAGATTCTGGAGATTATCGTAGGTAAGAGTGATAAATGGACTATAACTCAAGCGGAATGATATGAATAATTTAAAAGATATTCTTGCTAAGATCGAGCAAGGCTCCTCATGGGTGTCCTACGACAAGATTTCCGGTACCGGCCCTGATAAGGTGGCTATTAAAGTAGAGCCGGGATGGATGGGTAGGTTGCCTAGGGAGACTTACGTAGCGGTCGAGAAAGGCAAGGTAACGAAACTCGCTACCATAACCCAGAAGGGTATTGAGCGGGTGAGCGTAGATCCGGCCAATATCATGTTCGACATGGAGGGTGGGACGGCGGTCATCAACGCCAAGCTTAACTCCGCCTCGGTCAAGGCCTCCTGCCTTACCCTTGGTGGTTCGGTAAGTAAATGCTATATGGTGTCTATGAACGTCAACGGGTTATCCGTTAAGATACCTGACGAGGATAGCAGATACGTGGTGTACGCCGATCCTGAGGATCCGGGAGCCACTGACCTGTATGACGCTAGCTTCGTTATAGCCATGCCTAAGAACATGGATAACGAGGAGCATCATGAGATGTTTGTCTTGAATGGCAAGGTTGTTAATATCAATCAACAGCCTAATGATATACCTTATATTATACTTGATCATGACTTTGATAACGTGACTAGTGAGAACGGTCAGGTCGTTATCGATATCAAGTCCAATACCGAGTATGATATTGAACTGGTATGTTGCACTTGTGGCGATGGCAGCGAGGAGCCGGAACCGGAACCACCCTTTAACGTGGATCCGCAAAGGTTGACGCTTAATAAGGATGGTGATACCCAGATCGTGAGGGTAGAGGCCGGAGATAATGTTTCATGGAGAATGGAGGAGGATTGACATGGCAAGGGAAGTAGATAAGAATTGCGTTGAGGGTAATTGCTTTGCCATTAACGACAAGAGCCATGGGGTAGGCGATAATAAGCTTAACATCGTATACAAGGCTAATTACACCGGTCAGATCTGTACGGCTAAGTTCCGTATAACGTCAAAGGACGGTAGTGTTGTTAAGGAGTATATGATAGCCCAAGATGCCAAGCCCGTTTATTATAATATCAAGATGGTTCAGCCGTTTACCAAGGATGACTGTCTAGCCAACCAGCACGGTTCGGTTGTCTTGTATGTGGTTGAGGAACGGACGTACAAGTCGTTTATCTCACAGGAGGACGCTGACGCTAAGGCTATGGAGGATATAGCTCTTAACGGACAGAAGTACGCTAATGAGCATGGTGAGTGTATAACTGACATCTGGTATAACGAGGAACAAAGGAAAACCTTTATCCGTAACAATTGTGATAAGTTTAGTGACGGTCAGGAATATGTTTACATCGTTCCTGAGGGTAAGTACGTGTCTTCTATCTCTCAAGAGGACGCCGACAGGAAGGCTCTTGAGGATATTGAAAAGAATGGTCAACAACAAGCTAATCTGGAAGGTGAGTGTAAGCCTAAGGAGAATATCTATTATGGTAAGTTTAGCAAGACCTTTACCCGTAACAATTGCGACTCCACTCAATACGGAACGGAGGTTGTTGTTAACGAGACTATGGTAGAAGGCGACTTCAGGTCTATCGTCTCTCAGGAGGAGGCTAATAAGTTAGCCCAAGCCGCTGTAGAGGCTCAGGGTCAGGATATAGCTAATATCAAGGGTAATTGTGAGAAGATACCGGTATTTACCGGATCGTATTCTAAGGTATTCCAGAGAACTAATTGTCCTGAAGGTTCTACGCCTGTTGACTTTACCGTGGATGAGAAGATGTGTACCGGCTATCCGTTCACTTCTACAGTATCACAGGATGCCGCCAATAAGCTGGCGCAGGACGCTGTTGAGGCGCAAGGTCAGGCTATCACCAACGAGCGTGGCGATTGTCAGACTAACGTCTACTATAACGTTAGGATGGAGAAGACAGTCACTAGAAACAATTGCGATGAGTTCCATATCGGTCAACCTTATACTTATGTTGTAGCCGCTGGTAAGTACTTCTCTATTATCTCTCAGGAGGATGCTGACAATAAGGCTAAGGCCGATCTTGAGGCTAACGCCCAACAACAAGCTAACCTTGAAGGTGAATGTAAGGAGAAGGTCGTATATCATGGTAAATACAGTAAGGAATTTACCCGTAATAATTGCGATGAGACCCAGTACGGTACTAAGGTTGTTGTAGACGAGACTATGGTGACAGGAGACTTTAGATCTACCGTATCTCAGGAGGACGCTAATAACAAGGCTAAGGCCGCTGTTGAGGCTCAAGGTCAGGACGTGGCTAACGTGAAAGGTAAGTGTGAGAAAGTTCCTGTATATACCGGTACTTATACACGTACGTTTACCCGTAACAATTGTGGTACTGGTACTGGTGGCACTTATACGGTAAACGATAGAATGGTTGATGGTTATCCATTTACTTCCACCGTGTCTCAAGAGGATGCCAACAGCAAGGCTAAGGCTGCCGTTGACGCCCAAGGACAGGCTCTTGCCAATATCCACGCCCTTTGTACGTATACCGGCCGTGCTTCCTTGGAGTTCACGAGAAACAACTGTGGTGAGTGCAAGATCGGATCTAAGGTGACGATCACTCAAGATATGGTAGAAGGACACCCATTCCAGTCCAACGACTCACAGACCGCCGCTGACGCTATGGCTATGACCGCTGTACAAGCTCAAGGACAGGCTTTGGCTAATACCAAGGGTACCTGCTCTAACGCTACTATGTATACCGGTAAGGCTAGCTTCGAGTTCACGAAGAGCAATTGCGGAGCTAATCAGGTAGGAGATCCGTTCACCGTAACCCAAGACATGGTAGATGGTCATCCGTTCCAGTCTTGTGTATCTCAAGATGAGGCTAATTTAGTGGCTATGGCCGCTGTAATGAATCAAGGTCAGAAGATCGCCGATGAGCGTGGTACTTGCCATGAGGCTCCTAAATATACCGGTCATTATAGTGAGGCATTCGAGAAGGATAACTGTCCGGGAGGATTGATTCCGTCTTCAGTTACCGTTACTGAGGCTGATGTAACCGGAGGTCCATTCTACTCATACGAGAGTCAATACGCCGCTGACGAGCTTGCTAAGGCCGCTGTCAAGGCACAAGGTCAGGCTATAGCTAACGATCGTGGTACTTGTGATGAGTTGAAGATATATGTCGGTAATTATAGTAAGGAGTTCACTCCTAAGTGTCCTACTTGCCAGTATGCTGATCCTATTACCGTAACCCCGGATCTTATGGGACAGTTCTTCACCTCTACCCGTTCACAAGAGGAGGCTGACGCTTTGGCTAAGGCCTACATCGATAGGATGGGTCAGGCGTTCGTTAACAAGAACTATGATGACACGTGTCATACTAAGACTGAGCAACCGGTATGGGAGACTATCGAGACCGTATGCAAGGATTGTATCTCTAAATTACATCAACGTAATACCAATACCTGCTATACTGATCCTGAGAATCAAGAGCGGTATATAGCTGGCGGTAATAAGACATGCTTCTGGTTTGGTACGGCATCTAAGGCCTTCACTCGTCAATGTGCGGATGGTGGGGTTGGAAGCTCCGTTACCGTGACTCAGAATGATGTTACGGATCCAAGTCCTAGCTCTGATGGCAAGTTCAAGTCATGTGTATCTCAGGCTGACGCTAACGCCAAGGCATTGGCGGCTGTTACGGCTCAGGGACAGAGCGTAGCTAACTCGAAGGGTACTTGTACGTGGACAGGAAGCTATACCGGTCAGGTCCAGAAGAACAATTGCGCTGATGGCGGCGTAGGAGACATGGTATCCGTAAGCAGCAGCAAGCTTCCGGGACATCCGTACACCTCCAACATATCTTTGGCTGACGCCAATAAGAAAGCTGAGAATGCCGTTCGTGGAGCTGAGGGTCAGGCTTACGCCAATAAGAACGGAGGATGTACCTGGACTTACGTGGCAAGCCGTGACTTCTATAAGAACAACTGCGCCGAAGGCGGGGTAGGCCAGAGGATAACGGTGACCTCCACACAAGCCAACGGCGGCACGGCTATCACCAGCAAGGTTTCTTTGGCGGATGCCAGAAGCAAGGCAGAGCAGATCCTAGATCAGAAAGGACAAGATTACGCTAACCAGCATGGCACTTGTGTATGGACCGGTACTGGAAGCGCTACTTTCTACAAGGATAATTGCGGCTCTTGTAAACAGGGTGTGGCTATATCAGTTCCTTATAGCTCGTTAGGATTAGATCCTATAACATCAACGGTCTCTCAGGCTGACGCCAATAACAAGGTTCAAGAGGCATTCAGAAGCAATTCAGCTACCAGAGCCGCCGCTCAAGCTTACGCTAATAAGAACGGAGATTGCGAGGACACTCCTCCTAATTGGAGTGGTTGGAGCTATGATGGCGGAAACTATTGCTCAGGTGGTGATGTTTGGGCTAGGTATAGAAGGACTGATAGCACTGGATGTCACTCTGACGAGACTGAGAACAGGTTGCATGAGTCTTGCGATTGTGGATGTTCAGGTGGTTCTTGTGATAGCTGTTGTGATCCTAATTCTTGGAGTAGAATAGGAGAGGCTGAGTGTAGATCTGGCGAAAGTGTAGCTTTATATAGAAATGATTGTGGAAGAGAGGAATATCTAAGCTATGGATCTGCTTGCTGTAATACGATAGGTTTCCAAGGAGGATCTGCTACTAGTAGGAATTGTCCATCTGATAGACCTTGTGGAGTAACGATCTCCTATCCGGGTGTACCTTCTGGATCTATATGCGCTTCTAGCACGTCTTCTGCCAACGCTCAGGCTAGCGATAAGATAGAGACGCTTAGATCACAAGCTCAGGCATTAGCGGATGCAGGTTGTAGTGGAAGGGTATGTAATGATTATGGAGAGGCTACTGCTACCAAGCAAGGTTGTCCGTCAGGATGTACGGCTCCGAAGGCTTCCGCTTACTGGGTTTCTGGCGGAAACAATGGCGCTTGGTGTGAGTGTAACGGTGATAAGGCCGCACTTACCGCCGCGGCACAGGCTGACGCACAGAGACTAGCGCAGGAAAAAGCCAAC